GACCGCGCCGGTAGTCGTCAGCAGGTCCACCCATGTGGCGTGGACTTCGATTGTGCCGGCCGATCCTGTGGTGACTTTCAGGAGGTCGGAGGTTGAGGCTAGATTGAGCATGATGAATCCTTATCCGTTGGAAACAAAAACAACCCGCAGGTCGCTGTAATCTGTAATCGAGTCCGCTTCCCCGCCTGATAGCGTCTGCGCGAAATCCTGCGCCGCACCGGTTAGCATATGCGGTCCGTAGCTAGCGATGGTCGTGCTGCCTTGCTTTAGGGACGCGGATATCGTTCCCGTCCCGGCGAGCAGTCGGTAGCGCAGAATATGGCCGGTGCTCGACACGGGATCGGTCCCGACGGTAACGCGCATTTCGCAGGTGCTTGACGTGGTGCTGACGATGTAGTCGGCGTCCGAGTAGGTGCCCTCGTCGAGCATCGCGTAGAGATCGGAGCCGGCTGATGGCGTCCATGCGCCTGCCGAGACATCGGAGATCGGGACTAGAAGCTGTGGCGCACTGGCTGCCGCAACCGGGAAATATCCCGGAAGGGGCTTGAATATCCGCCACGGAACATTGTGCAAATCCTGCAATTCCGCGAGAGTTTTCTTGACATTCCACGCTCTGGCAAAGACGACGGCCCCGTTCAGCGCACTATTGCCGGAGGCCATGCCGATCTGCAATTCATCAGTCGTGTTGTTCGTGCCGATGTTTGCTGCGCCTGTCGAAACCACCGACAGCGATGTGGTCTTGTCGACGCCGTTGATCAGCAGCAGCTTGCTGGATGTGCTCCACCACGAACAGATGATGCGATACCAACCCGCCGTCGGAAATGCACCCGATAGATCGAATCTCGTTCTGTTCGATGCGATATCATCCGCAGGAACCCAGATCAGGGACCCCGAAGATGCCTGAAGCAGCCACTCCTGCGTGTGCCCGTCCCACTGTCCGCAGATGATACCGGTTGGATTCGCACCTGAGAAATACACAAGCACATCCCAAGTCGCTTCGGTGGCTCCGTCCATACCATGGTGCACGCCGAAGGTGCATGACTTGTCAGCCTGCGACCCGGAAAAATTCGCCTGAACTCCTTTTACGCCGCCGCTAAAAGAGACTCCAGAGACTGGTCCAGAGGCGTAATTCGTCACCAGATCGCGCTTGCCAAGCGACGCCTCAAACGCGAACTTCAGTCCTCTATTCCATGGCGCAGAAAATCCGGTGAAAACCCCCGGCTGACTAGTCCACGGCACGGACTTCTTGCGGTACATCTACGGCCCGCGATGCGTAACGATGCGCGCCCGCACGACGATATTGCGCGATGCTGCCTGCGGGCATGACACACCGACTTTGAAGCCAAGCGGCGCGGTGCGAACCGGGAAGCTGCGGTTAGCCGGGTTTTCGCCGGGCGTGTTGGCTGTGACGGTATCGAGCCGGGTGGCGAATTCGGAATGCTCCACCGACGTGTAATCGCTGCCGGAATCGCCGAGGATATCGCCAGTCGTATAGGCAATATAAACGTCGCATACGTCGCCTGACGACGGAGTTCCGGCGTTGTCTGCGTTGACCTGTACCTCAGCCTCCCAGTCATCAATGTTGAATGTGAAGGCATCCGACCAGACAACGGTTGCACTCGACACAGTAACCGAGCTGGCCGCGCTCCAGGTGATCTGAGTTTCTACGCGAGAGGCCGCCATTTACGCCACCCTCACAGAAGACGCCTCTGTTGCCGAAAGCTTTCCCTCCCATGCCGGCGTCGACGGGGATGCCTGTGTCCCTGCTCCAGTGGCCAGCGCCATCTCGGCACGGGTGCCGATGCGGGATATAGCCGCCTTGACTGCCGGCCATCCAGCGCCTTGCGTTGCACCACCCGCCGCGCTTGGGACGTTGAGCAGGGCGTCTGACAGGCTGTTCCTGATATTTGGTTTCGCCGTAGCGACGCGCTCCTTGCCTTGCAGCATGATCTGCAAGTTGATCTGCTTGGCCTGACACATCAATGCACGATTGGTCCAGAGCGCAGTTCCGTCCGGTGCGTCTGCCGGAGTCAGGTTGGCCCACGTGATCGCATCGTACACATCATCGCCGGGCGTGTACGTCCGCCAGATATACTTGGTCGTCGCAGCATTCAGCCAGTCCGCCAGGGCCTGATCGTCGGCTCCGGCGTCTGTCACATAGGCTTGCGCAACTGGGTCGGCGGCAGCAAGATCGTTGAGGATGGCGTATTGTTCTGGTGTCATTTTGGTTTCCTGTCGTCAAAGTAAAATTCGTCAAATTCCAGCCTGTAAGGCGGTTCTGGTGGCTTTGGACTCCAGTATTCCATCGCCAGCGCGAACATGATGCAGACCGCCGCGCCGACACAGACGACGACTATGACGATCCACCACAGGTTATGCATGATCGTGAAAAAGTCTGCGTGGTACACGGTTACAGCGCGAAAATCCCGGAGGCGTTCCACGTGACCTGGATGTTGCCGCCGTTCGGAGTAACAGGGAGGTTGGTAATGTTGGTGTCCAGATACGCAACAAGCCTCCAGGTTGTATTCGCGCCGGCAGTCTTGACGAAGATGATGACCGCCTCACAGGAGGCTCCGGATACCGACGTAAACGTCGGGTCGGTCGAAGAGTCGAATGCGCCAGCCGTGTACGTCTTGCCCGCACTAAGTTCGATTTCAGTGCCGACCTGGCCAGCGACGACCGAGGAGAAAAACTCGTCTGCCGAGTCGTACGCGCCGCCCGCGCCAACGTCGTAAAGGCAGGCATAGACGCCGGTGGTTCCGGAGCCTGTAAGCAGCGCCGCTGCGGTGCCCTGCATGAGCTGTTCTTTCCATTTTGGGTAAAGTGCGTTTGCCATTTATTTCTCCTTCGAGTTAGGTTGTGACTTCGCCGCTGACACGAACAACATCAGGGTCGTCGGCCTTACCCTGCGTCAATTTGAGTTTGGTAACCACGCCGCCCGAGGAAACCATTTCGAGGTCCGCGACCCCGTGCTTGAAAGTAAGCGCTGCGGTATCCGTGGCCGAGATAGACAGCGTGGTCGACTTCAGTGCATCACTGACCGTCGCTGTAATCAGGTTCAGCGGGGCGTCTGCCACCTCTGACGAGAGCAGCACTGTGCCATCGACCTTGTCCTTGATATCGATCCTGGCGGCGTAGCCGGTCAGGTCTTTCGGAGTCAGCGACATGACGAAGCCGCCAGATACGTACGCAGGCCAGTCCTTGCCGTTGTCGTCAACCGGTGTGACGTCGTTAAGCTCAAGCGTGTTTGCATCGATCACCGTCAGCACGTGGTAGTCGGAGGCTCGCGGAGGGGAATTCTTGGCGTTGATCTGCCTTGGTCCGATAACCCCATAGATGGCGCCTTGCCAGCCATCCGGCATGCCGTGTGACGTAACCGTAAGCCTGGGAGCGCCCGTTGCAAACGAGATTCCAGTGATAGCCTTACGCACGAATGGCTCGACCCCCCACCGCACCGGCAGGGCGAAAGTCTTGCCTTTCTGGATCAGGATTTCTTTAAGTGCCATAGTGGTGTCTCTGTTGTTTGAACCAGTGCCTGCGCCAGCTCCTGCTGGTAGCAAGCATGCCAAGGTTGCGCTTGTGATCAGACGTCAATTCCATCCTCGTTCCTCTGGTTGAAATAATCACGGATATCATCTCGCAGCCCCGGCTTATTGCCGGCAAGCTGCCACAGCCCTTGGGCATCGCGGATAATGTCTTCGGTCGGGTCGAAATTGTTGCGGGTCAGTATCTGCCAGCGGTCGACGTATTTGCGGTCGCGTTTCGCACCGTGCCAGTAATGCAGGAGCAGGCCGGGGACGTACCCGATGTCGAGCTTTACGCTACGCATGGCGCGCTCTTGCCAGCCGCGCCAATATTTGTTGTACGTCTGTGCCATCTGCCCGTGTATCGACTCGTGAACGCGGTCAATGAACGCGCAGGCCATATGGTGGTCGCCGCTTCCAAGGATGCCGATGTCGCCGAGCAGGCCAACGTCACTCAGCGCCGAGCGCCGAGCGGCCCAGGCATAGCCCGGGTGCCACTGATGCCCGCCAGCCGTGTACTTTCCGCGCTTTGAGTTGACGATTCTGGGGAATGGAAATCCCATGCGGTGTGAGTAGCAAAATGACTGGAATTGCTGGATCGGTTGGCCATCCGGGCCGAGGTCTTGCGCATGGCTAAACATTTGCACGACTTTATAGGACTGGAGCTGGTGAAGCGTCTCGTAGACCCAGTCTGGGCGGCTGAATGTCACATCCGCGTCTATCCAGGCCACATATTCCCAATCGGCAGGCAGTGCCCTGATGCCGATGTTGATTAGGTTTTCCTTGTGCCAAAGCTGATCCGGGCTGCGTACTTGCACCGTGCGAGGACCGGGCGTCGTGACTTCGAAATGCCGATCCCGCAGGGCCAGCTCTACCGTCGTCAGGATCGCGCCGGAGTCTGTGACGTACTTTTCGAAATTTCGGAAAAGTTCGTAGCGCGTGCGAAACCGAGACGGATTGCTGATGACCGCAACGACGTGCAGAGGCGCGGATATCGGCTGCACATGCGATCTGTGAATCGCCGGATTGATATCAATCCGCTGGCTGGCATGCGCTTCCGGAGTGATGATTTTCATGAGATCAGATTTTTCTTCGCAGTCGCGTAAGCTGCGGCAAGGGCAGCGCAGATACCGATAAACCACGAGACGATCTTGGCCATCAGCTTCGAGCCCTTCCAGATCGTGACCATCTCAATCATAGACTCGTTGGTCTCTGATGCCTCTACAATGTGTGTATTCAGCTTCTCTGTGACCGAGTGCAGATCGGACTTGATCTCGCTTAGCGCCTTGTCTTGGTGTCCGAGCCGGTACAGGATCAGGAGTAGCGGACGATCTTCCAGCTCGGAGAAGTCTCGGCCGGTATTAACCGCCTCGAACACCTCTTGCTCAAGGTGTCGTGCTTCATGCTCTACCATTGGGGTCCCCGTGGAAGTAGTAATCTGCGAGCGCCTGCTCCTTGGTCACCCATGTATGCACAGCGATTGCTTTGTAGTGGACCACGACGTAGCGCCCGGAAAAGATCAGGGCCATGTCGTCAGCGCTCCACAACTTGCTTTTGGGTGGAATGTACTCGATTGAGCGATAACGCCGAAATCCCGTGCGCTCGGCATAGCCGAAATGTGGAATCAGCCCTTTGAAGGCATGCGAGCGGCGCACGCCGGCCCACCCATGGCCGCGGAAGTGTATCCACAGCCACATGGCGACAAGCCAGCAATTCAGCATGGCGCGCCTGGCCATTCATTTTCCGATTTCCGGCCATTGCAGGCCGGTGCGCTGCCTTGTGCCGACGCGGCGCGAAGTTGCGAAGGTTGCCCAGACATTGAACACCAGCACGACGACAGCGCCTGTTACCGCGGCAATCTGCCCATCGGCGAACGGCACGTCCACACCGCATGCGCGGGCGATTTCGGCTGCTGCCAGCAACAGCGCCGTGATCGCGGTTACAAGCGCCTGGCGATTTTTCCACGTCGCAGAGTTTGCCAGTTCTTCGCCTGACTTGAGAGCGCGCAGGAATGCGGGAATGGGGATCATGATGCAAGCTCCTTGTTTTTTGCTCTTTTCGCCCGGTCAAGCTGACCAAGGGCCACCAACAGGATGTTTCCGACTTCGCTCAGTGTATCGGATGCGTCCTGACTGCCGCCGACGCCTCCGGCAATCGCGCGGTCTTCATCGTCGCGAATCTTGTGTATCTTCTCCCGCAGCTCAGCAAGCAACTCCATCGCACACTTGATACGCAGCCTGCGAAATTCATTCATGGGTTGACCGTGATCGTGCAATCCTCTCCGTCTCCAAACTCATGCTCTTCGATTCGCCAGACGAGGCGATCAAGTTCAGCCACACAAGGCAATACGTTTGCGCGACGGCGTACTCTACCCAAAACGATGTCGCACTCCGAAGAAGCTCCAATCCATCCGTGCTCATCTGAGTAAGCGAGCACTCGACCGTGCTCGGGCGAATACTTCGTGTATACCTTTCCGCTTCCATGTCGAATACCGTTGCGTCCATTACCAGCCCCCACAAGACAAAAATGTTTGTTGTTCAGGTACAGCGTGCCGCTTTCAACCATTAGCTTCACAGGTGCATCGCTTATCAGTAGGCACCAACGTCGTAATACTGCTCGCGCCACCACTGCTCGTCCTTTGCCGACTGTGGAAGGCCAAACTCGCCAGCGAAGCGCTCCTCGAACTTCAATGCCTTTGCTGCATCCATCGTGTCAGAGTCCTGCTTCGAGTACGCCAGGAATTTCATCCAGTCGAGCAATGCGCGGTGGTAGCGGCCGGAAATCTCAGGCTCGTCTTCGTCATCCAGCATTTCGGTCAGCGGGGTGCGAATAACGGTCATCTTGATATCGATCGCGGTCGCCGTAGGTGGCCATAACTTGAGCTTGTTTGTTTCCCAATCAGGGACAAAAACCATTGGCGTGCTGGCCGCGGAGTCTTCCCAACCAGGAACTCTTTCGTCCATTTCCCTAGACACGCACGGGTTCAGCGAACGCACACCTGATATCCGCAACCGGCGGACGAAAATAACCGATTCATGCAGCTCGATCTCGCTCTCTCCGATACCAAGATAGGCACTGGAAGCCGTAGATGACGAATCAACAATCAGGTGCGCCCGGCGGCAAGCTTCATCAACCGCCTTGTTGGCATAGCCGATGACCTCGTCGTCAGTCCACATATAATCTGGTTGCTGGTCACGAGTATCATCGCGGAATTGGTCGATTAGTTGCCGTAGATTCATGCCGCGCTTTCTTCCGCATGGAACATTGAGCCATAAACATCGTCAGGGCTGATCATCCTCTGACACATCGCGGCGCCGGTTTCCTTGTCCTCTCGGCAGAACTCGGTGCCGTAGTGAAGTCGGTGGCATGGATAGCAATCGAGACCACGCGGGGCCAGCGCCTGCGTATTCAGCCAGTGCTTCGTCAGGTTTTCGTGCGAGCTATGAGAGAGCAGGGCGACCTTGCGGCAATCCTCGAACGCAACAGCGTTCAGAACGCCAGTCTCACAACCAACAACGACATCGACACGCTGTGCCAGGGCCAATGTCTGGCGGATATTGATCTCGCCAGACAGGCAGATCACGCGGGTTTCTTCCTGCCATCCCTGTTCGAGGATCCTGCATGCGTCATCTCCAACCAGGAAAATGCGAACATTCGGATGATTTATCAGAATGCGGGCAATCACTGTGTCCTGGTGCGGGTAAAACTTGTGCATCGAGGATCCGGCCAGGGCGAACATGACGTTCATTCCGCCATCCAGCAATCGCGCATTGGCCTCTATCGCCTCTTCAGAGGTAGGGTAGAAGAACCCTTCGCTGCGATATGGAAGGTCGGCGATTTCTGCCGTGAATTCCAGATAATTCTTGTCCAGGTATTTGTGCCGCATTTCCTTGGACCACATGTGGTTCGCCCGACCGGGCATCGCCAACAGTGTCCCTTCGACCGACTCGCACAGGTTGATCCACTTGTCGAATCTGGCCGAAATGACTTTCCAGAAGGGCCACAGCTCCGCATTGGGAACCTGGTTTTCGTCCTGGATAAACCAGTCATCGATGTTCGGGTCGTTCTTGAGGATATCCTGACCCTTGGGAGTGGTCATTACCGTTACGTGATAACCTTTTCGCTTGAGCATCGGCAGGATATTGGCCGCCTGGATCATGTCTCCGAACCCACCGTAACGCACCACGCAAGCGGTTTTGCGCGGTCGCATTTGCTGCTTTGTAACATACGAGTTGCGCCACACCGGTTGCTTCAGTTTCCTGAAGACCAGAAGGAATGAATACTCCATTCCGCCATTGCGATCCTCGCGAACAACGACGTCGCACCCGACAGAAATTTCACGGATGGCATCGATGATATGGATCGGATCGAAGTCGTGCTTGTGGTCTGGGTTGGCGCCAGGCTTCCCGATGTTCGGATAGAAGTTCTTGTGCGGCAGATAGAGGATCAGGTATCCATCATTCTTGATGCACCTCCACCAATCTTTCAGCGCTCCTCGGTAATCCTCGATGTGCTCGAGAAGGTGCGACGAGAAGATGGCATCGCACGACTCGTCCTTGATATACGGGCCAAGGTCTGTGCAGTCCTCGACCACCAAGTCCGGGCGCATCTTGATGCCGAAAAGCTCGGTGTCTTTGCAAGAATCGACGCCGATGAAATGAGGAAAAGCCTTTGATGGACCACACCCAAGGTCAAGAACGGCACCGCGGGTGTATTCGACAATGTCATACTTTACTTTGCTGGCCTCGTCGCCCATAGGGTCTTCTGCGCGCCACGTCATTACTCTGTGCCCTCTACCTGCTTGCGCGGACGGCCGCGCTTCCTTGGTGCTTCCTGAGCCTTCTGTGCCTCCGGCTCTCCCGTAACCATCAACCTGCCTTGATAATCAAAACAAAGGTTGTCTTGCTCGTACCTGACGTCGGAGACGCCATGCACTTCCGCGAATGGACGGCTACGGTCGAGCAGTTGGGACATGTCAGCACTTGGTGTCGTGGCAGCATTCGTCGGCCGGCGCACTGTTGCCCTTGAACGAGCCGGTCGAATTGGTCGCGTTGGGAGAGATATTGGCGCCGTAGGTATCGCCATTCAGGCCGGTGCGCGTGCCACGATCGGGGAGATTGGGGGCAGAACCGCCTTTGCCAACAGCATTGGCCTTGGCGAGATCCTTGGTGTATTGGCTCATCTTGATGACTCCTTGTGTGGTTGAGATTCAACGTCCGCAAAGTCTCTCATTGCCCCACCTGATCAGACGATTACCAGCGCTTTTCCGGTCTCGCCAATCACCAGGATCCGGTACTGGCTTTCGTGCAGTGCCTGCGTGCAGCCCGGGCAGTCGGCAACCATGTAGTCATCGAACAGGATCATCCCACCACGCACCATGAGCGGCGGCATGATCTCCAGGATGGCCTTGGTGCTTTCGTACTGGTCGGCGTCAGCATGGACAAACCCGACCGGCGGCATCTCCACCAGGGAGTCAGGGAACATGCCCTTGATGACGTGCGCCGAGGGAATGGCTTTTTGGACAGCCTCGGCCGAGCAGTCAGCGAAAACGCCAATCTGATGGACGTCCTTGTCGGTCGATGTCGGCATCCCCTCGAACGAGTCGTACAGGTAGAGCGGACGGTGCAGCTTGTCCAGCCACCATGCCGTGCCGCCCTTATAGACTCCGATCTCGACAATGGCACCGTAGGGTGCTCGTGATGCGTAATACATGAGGCTGTCGATAGCGTACTGCGGGACAAGCGACTCCGGCGCGGCGGTCATGGCAAACTCCTTTGTTGTGGAGTTTGGAGTTTATGGTTGCCCCGCCTGTGTGACGCCGTTACCGAGGAATGTTCTTGTACGCCTTGCCTGACCTGATCTCTGAGATGGAACTCGCGCTTACGCCGTACATCTTGGCGATGTCCTGCTGCGAGTAGATTGAGCGCGACAACAGACCAATGATCTCCGCGACCTGGCCGTCGGTGAGCTTCGCCTGCGGGCCGCGCCGCTTTCCGGATGCGTAGGCCTCGAACAGGCCAGATGAGATCCGCGCCTTGTGCTCTGACGGGAGCTTCTTGCCCTTGCTGCGAGCACTTAGGTTGGCGAACTTCTGTGCCTTCTTGGCAGCGATCTCTTCCTCGGTCAGTGGCATCTTCGGCGGGTTTCTTGCGCGAACGGAAGCCGCAACCTTGGCGACGTGCTCTGGGGATTTCTTTCGGCCTTTCATGGCGGCGCTGATTTTTGCCCGCTGCTCGTCTGTGATAACACGACCTTTTTGAGATGCTGAGATCTTGGCGCGTGTCTCAGGAGACAGCTTGGCTCCTTTGTGCGGACTTGTTTGACCAGTCATCGAGGCGCTTTTTCTATCCCGCCACCCCTGGTCGCGAACATACCCGACCACGCCTTCGCCGCCATCGGTGGTATTGACAAGATCGAACCCAAGGCCCCGATAGTGAGCGATCCACTTGCGTTCGGCCGTGCCCCACTCGGCGTTTTCTTCGATAGGCGCAATAACCACCTCGTGGCTGGCATTGATGACGCTGCGTATCCAGTTGCTCTTGTGGATCGCGGATAGCTTCTTGGCGTCGTAGTGGTGATGGATGAGGCGCCGATCTAGGCGCCCAGTGGTCTGGCCGATGTATCGAATGACGCCATCCTTCGACGAAGACAGCGAATACACGGTTACGAGCGGCTTGGCTTTCATATACACCTCACTATGCTTGGTGTTTTCATTATATACCAACCCTTAGATTTACCATATTAAAAAACCGCCCGAAGGCGGCTTTCCTTGTGCTGCAACGGTTTAACCCGCCGAATCCCACTTAATTATCCGGCTCTGACTTGCTTGCGAATGCACGATCCCAAAACCCCCAAGATAATACCAGGCTACACCACGACCGCGGCCGTAGTCCGTCGGGATCTTGCCGCGCATTTCCTCAGGGACCGCGATACCCTCCGCGACGGTATCACCGCCGAAGAAGTAGGCCCAGTTGGACTTGTTGTTGGCGAAGGTGCCCTTGGCAATGTTGTTCTGTTCGACGAAGCGGGTATTTTCATACCGGCCGATTTCGCCGTTCATAATCATGCCGAAGCCTTCGGTCGTGTACTGCTTGACCGACTCGAGGTCGTTCTTCAGCTTGCGCATCGTGCTCGGGTGAGCGATCGCGACGTAGTCATCCATCTGATACGGAGGAATGTTGCGCTCCTTCATCAGGTCGACGATGGCCTTGACGTGATCCTTGCCGAGTTCGATGTTGTTCGTCGCGGTTGCCGTGCCGTTGGTGGTCAGCGCGACCGACGTGGTATGCGTCGAGGTAGCGACGACACGCAGCGGGGTCAGGTTGAACTGGGCGGCGGCGGCAATATCGAATGCCTTGACTGCGTCGTTCTTCAGAACCTGGTTGATCACTTCCTTGACCGGATGCTCTGACAGGTCGTCCAGCTTGCCGGTGTAGGGAACGGAGTTGCCGTATTCAGTGATCGACATCGTGCCCTGAGTGATCGTGAAGTTCGACTCGGGCATGGTCGAGGTTTCGGTCAGGACCGTGCCTTGAGTAGAGATGTCCAAAT